CATTTACAATAGGGAAGAAGATATAGTATCAGACGGAATTATATTAATATATTCATCGTATATTGATGCTGGTATAATTCCAATGGCATTAGCATTAGAGGAAATGGGGTTTTCAAGATATGGTGAGAATCCGTCATTATTTAAAACTCCTCCTGTACCTATTGTAGACGTGCGAACGATGAAACCTCCAACAAATAAAAAAGATTTTCGTCCAGCAAGATATATTATGATTACAGGTGATACACGAATATCGCCGAATAATGACTCGGACATAAAATCTATAACAAGTGATGATAATATCTTTAAGAAAGATACAAACGGGAATTTAATAGACATATCTGGTGAAAGAATAAAAGTCGTATTAATATCACAAGCGGGATCTGAAGGTGTAGATTTAAAAGCTATTCGACAAATTCACGTATTAGAACCCTGGTACAATATAAATCGAATCGAACAAATTATAGGCAGAGGGGTTCGTAATTTTTCACACAAGGAGTTACCGTTTGAAAAAAGAAACGTACAGATATTTTTATATGGTACACTTTTAGAAGAAAAAGAAAAACACAATAAAGAAGAAGCTGCAGATTTATACATATACCGTCTTTCTGAAATAAAAGCAGTAAAAATAGGAAAGGTGCAACGATTGTTAAAACAGGTTTCAGTTGATTGTGTTTTAAACCACGATCAAACAAAATTTACGGCAACCGAGTTTGATACAATTGAAGCAAATAAACACATATACCAAATATTATCAAACCATAAAAGATTAGATAATTTCAAAGTCGGTGATGTTGATGATTCAGCGACATGTGATTTTATGAAATGTGAATTTAAATGTTTACCTGGAGATAAAGACAATAAAGTGAAAAAATCAGTATTAAATGAAAATACATACAATGAAGAATTTATGCTTATAAATTCAGATAAGATAATTCAAAAAATTAAATCACTAATGAAGATGCGATATTTTTATAAAAAACATGATTTATTACAATTAATCAATTTTCCAAAAAAATATCCAAAGGAACAAATAGATGCAGCCTTGACGCAAATAATTACAGATAATACTGAGTATATATATGATAAATATGGTAGAACTGGTTATTTAATAAATATAGGTGAATATTATTTATTTCAACCCAGTGAACTCAATAACAATAATATTTCAATTTATGACCGTTCTGTGCCAATTGATTATAAACATAATTCCATTAAAATTGATATGAGACCAGAAGTGGTTGAAGAGAATATAATTAATGAAGAAAACATTACGAATGATACAAATACAGGGAAGGCTATTTTAGATTATATATTTGAAAACTTTTTATTAGCTCTTAAAACCAAAACAGTAGATAAAGGTGAACATAATTGGTATAAGCATTGTTGTATTGTACTGGATGATATTTGTAAAAACAATGACATTATTAAGGCTGATTCTAAAAAAGATAGAGTGATTATAATGGAACAAATTTTAGTGGAACATATTGTAGATAGTTTAATGATGAATGAGAAAGTGGAACTATTAAATTATATTTATTCGAATACTATTCCAACACCGAATATAACAAACGATGAACTTAAAAAGTTTTTTGATACAATAGATGCTACAATCCTAAATACAGTATTCAAAACTTTTTTTGGAAGAATAAAAATGTATATATTGTCAAAGTTTATTGTTTCAAAAGGAATAAAAGGTATTGTGATGTTTAACGGCCCATCAAGTGTAGAAAATTTTAATGTGTTTGTTATTGAAAAAAATAGATGTGTACCTGCTAGTCCTGAAGATATAAATGATTTAGATGTAGCTATTAAAAATAAATATATATTAAAACCGAACAAGTATAGAAAAATGAATACCGATGTAGGATTTATTGGATTTGAAACAAATAATAAATACATGGTTTATAAAGTTAAAGACACAACAAACGCGCGAAGTACCGGTTTCAGATGCGACCAATCAGGAAAAAATAATATAATACAATTATTAAAAACAATAGACACTGAAAATGATTATAAAACAGACAAATTAAATGCATTTGAACTATGTGTAAAACAGGAATTTTTGCTTAGAATATTTGAAAAAATATCAAATGGGTATAAACTCGAAAACGATAAACAGATAGTTAAAGGCGATAAAATAGAAAATATAGAGATAAACAACAAAATATGGTTTTTAGATACGGAAACTGCTATAATTAATGAATTTGAGAAAAAAGAAAAAAAACTAAAATAATATAAAATAATATAAAATAAAATTGAAACATAAAAGATTTAATATATATTATATATTAAATATATAATGGAAGCGATTGTTAGAACATCTAAGCAAAAATATAGTAGACAGAAAGAGACTAAATCTGTCTATAGTCCTTGTCAAATAACAAAAAATGTAGTGTTACCAATGAATTCAATTGGTAAGAATTTACAACAAACACTTGAACAAACAATTGCTAAGATGGTTGAAGGGAAATGTATTGTGGAAGGCTATGTTAAAACCCGTTCTATTAAGGTTATAACATTTTCGAGTGGAATTGTTAAGGGAGAAACTGTCATATTTAATGTTGTATTTAATTGTGAAGTATGTTATCCTGTTTCCGGAATGCTTGTTAATTGTATAGCAAAGGATATAACCAAAGCTGGAATACGAGCAGAAAGTTCTGATGAACAACCAAGTCCATTTGTTCTATATATCGCAAGAGACCATTATTTTGAAAGTGATTATTTTAACTCTATTGAAGAAAATGAAAAATTTGTAGCACGTGTTATTGCGCAAAGAATCGAATTAAATGATAAATTCGTATCAATTATAGCTGAGTTAGTCCCTCCAGCAAAAGAGTTTACAATTTCAAAACCAAAAAAATTAAATTTAGATTTTTAAAAATATAGATTATTGTATTATTGTATTATTATTTTTTGTATTATTATTTTTTTATAATTAATTATTATTAATATTATATTAATAATAATATTTAAAGCAAAAATAATACTATATCATAATGGAAGAAGAAATGCATGATTATAATAATATAAACAATATTAGAGAACAAATCGAGAACATGAATAAATTTCACCAAATAGAGGTATTAAGAATACTTACTAAAAATAAAGATGTAATAATAAATGAGAATAAATACGGTATTCATATTAATTTAAGCGAATTAGAAGATAATATTTTACATGAATTAACAACCTATATAAAATATGTTAATTCCCAGGAATCTTTTTTGAGTAGTGCTGAAAAGGAAAAGGAGAGTTATAAAAATAAATTTTTCCAAAAAGATAATAAAGAATTGTCTACATAATATATTAAGAATAATGAATAACAATAACAATATTGAAATCATAAATAAATTACAAGATTATATGTTTACATCTGGTAATTTAACGAGAATAATTAATAATTTTGAACCACCCGTAGAAATTAAAAAACCACCCGTAGAAATTAAAAAACCACCCGTAGAAATTAAAAAACCACCCGTAGAAATTAAAAAACCAACAGTAGAAATTAAAACAGAAACAGTAGAAAAAACAAATATTAAAAAACATTCAATAAATGAAAATTATAAACCGAAACAAATAGACTCTTTATTTTGGTGTTTTTATATTTTAAAATATGGATATTCTAATTATGAAATGGAAATTTATAATAAATATTTTGTTGTAGAAAAGGCAGAGAAATTTAAATATATAGAACTAATTAGGAGTAAAAAAGCTATTTTAAAAATTCATAAGATTAAACCTTTAACAGAGATAGAAGACGAACTTGCAAATAAGGAAAGAATATCGGTAAAGACCTTTTTTGCTCTTTGTATTATGGAAAATATAAATGTATTATTGGTTGATAATCGTAAATATTTTGAATTATTATGTATTGACATAGATTCAAAACACCCTATAAATATTATTCATAGAAATAGTAAAACGTACGAACATTATATTGAATTGAATAATTCAACTGAAAATGTGCAAAAATATAGAGATACATACTACAAAATGAGTAGTTTTGAAACATCTTTAAAATCGATGTCTGCATATAAATTAGAGGAGTTGATTGATATGTGTAACAAATTAGCCATAAAAATTGTAAATAATGAAGATGAGAAAAAAAAGACGAAAAAAGACATTTATGAACTTTTAGTGTTAAACTATTAAAAAAATTGAATAATAATATAAAAATATGATATTATTATATAATATATAAGTAATATGAACAAATCTATTGACAGTCCTAAATATAATGACACCCAGAAACAGAATAATGATGATAAACCAAAGTTGATTCCAAAAGATCAATTAAATGTTATATCCCAATTCTTTATAAATAATCATAACGGAAAATATAATGAATACGAAATGGAAGCAAAGTTTGGAACCAGAGGAATAAAACCAATCACAAAAATCGATTATGATAATGTTGTAAAGAAAATAAAGGCATCTGGGTTTTATTCTAATAATGAAGAAGGTAGCTATAGTTTAAAAATTCAATCAGAATTTTTAGATGTTAAAACTGGACAATTTAAAACCTCTAGTGATTTTGACCGGTTTCGTATTGAAATCGAAGGGATTACAAATATTCAAGAATATTGCAAAACGAATAGTTTAAAAGTTGTAAACGACAGGTCACCAAACAATGTAAAAATATTAAGAAAGTCAGATGTAAAAATCGAAGATGGGAAAAAGATTGAGAGTGCTAATTTTGACGATTTTAATTTTAGAATTTCTCTGAAAAACGAAGAAACGATTTCTAAAACTGGAAAAATAGGTATGGACATATTTGATAACTGGAACAACTCGAAAAAAGTATTTAGATATATGAATCGTGTTTCATTTATACATAAGGATTACCCATTTCAAATAGACCTTAGTATTGTGAGGGCATCTTCCAAAAATGACAGGGGATGGATGATACAAACATACAATATAGATGAATCAAATGTGTTTAATAATACAGAAATATATGAAATAGAGATTGAAGCATTAGAAGGTTCTAAAGTAATTTATAGAGCACCAGAAGAACTATCTAATAATTTACA